GAGAGATAGAAGGTTTGGAGATATATCTCGAAGATACTTTCATAAGGATGAAGAGACAGTCAATATCAACATCTTCTATGAGTTATGGTGTAAGAAAGAAGCATACACCAAGTGGAAGAAGGGTAAGATATCTCAGTATATGTCTCAGAAGATAGACAAGGATGTATCTCAACTTGTACCACAATCGAGGTATACACTGATAGAACTGGAGTTACCTGATAATCTCAAAGGATATCTCTGCTATTGACATTGTGTTCAAACTCAGATATAATAAATAAAACATCTACACTCCTTGCCAATGCAATACGTCTTGTACAACGAACATCTAGACCAAGTAGGTACTTACAGTAGTATCTACGATTTACGTAAGTATCTCTGTGATCGAAAATATGAGATAGACTGTGACAAGGACATAGGCGATACATTTGATTATATCAAGCACATCAAGTGGACATTCGATATTAAACAGGACTAATGGCATTATCAAACGAAGAACTTCTCGGTCGGATTGAGGCACTCGAAGCAAAGGTGAGACAATCTCGATTAATGATGAAGAGACCTGGTCATGAGGAATATGAGAGACTTGTCGATGTTGTATGTGACCATGAAACCAGATTAGCAAGAGAGGAAGAGGAACTTCAGAAGTGTTCTGAGAGTGTCTCTGAGCTTGAAGATGCGAACTGGTAAAAAATCGCGAATCCTAACCAAAGGGCAAAAATCGCGTCGTGTATCTCTAAATAAACTCAAGTAAGTAACAACCATGTTAGGACTGGAATCACTCGAAGGAGAGTTCGTTATCAAAAAGGATGGTCAACTCATAAGGCATACGAAAGCCAGAGACCTACCTGCTAGTTTCGACCATCTAATAAAATTTTGTCCTACCCCTCCAGAACCTCCACATAGTGTGAATGACCATACAGAAATGAGTCGGTATACGGAATACTTGCAGGAATTAATGACAAGAGAAACTAAATGACAGAATACGATTTCTGGTTCGACGAAGAAATACCAAAGGCACAGTACGGAAGTCTCCAATGTTGGATATCAAATGAGAAGACCCAACCATGGTCAACTGCATACGATATGACGATACATAGTATTATGTACGAGATAGCGTCAAAGAACGGATTAATATTAGGAGGGAGCGAATGCCAGCAGTCACCCGTATAGGAGATGCAGACACACCTCATTGTTCTGGAATGTCCAGAGCACAGGGTTCGTCTAATGTGTTTTGCAATGGTATAGGTATCTCTCGTCAAGGAGATAACAATACTGTTCACCTTAAACCTCCTGCAGCACCTGTATGTCCTCCTCATTCAGCATCAATAGCTACAGGAAGTACAACTGTCTTTGTAAATGGCAAAGGATGTGGTAGAGTAGGAGATGCAACATGTACTAGCGTCGCTGCTGGTTCATCAAACGTATTCGCAGGTTAATTATGGCAACAAGATATGCAATGGGTCTTCCCTCTATTGAGCAACACCCAAAGAAGACAAGACAAGGTAAAGGATCACATACGAAGTATTCTGCTACCTCTAGAAATAAAGCAAAGAAGAGATACCGTGGCCAAGGCAAATAGAATTAAAGACGGTGGAAGGAACGCTAACATTCCTGTGGATATGAGTGATCATTTTTACGATCATGGTAACGAATATTGTAGATATTTGATCACAGATCCTAGGTCTGATAGGGCAAGTAAAAAAAAGTCACAAAAAGAAGTATAAATATACCTGAGGTTAATAATAGGCTAGCAGTTGGCATTAATATCGAAGTCATTTCGTGACTTCTCGTTGACTTTTGAAAAGAACGCAGTGACAAACGATGTGTTGGTACTGAACAATGAAGCAGCCATTAAGGAATCAGTAAAGAATATTGTACTCTACAACTTCTACGAGAAACCTTTTGACCCAGCATTCGGTGGTAATATCATCGGATTGCTTTTTGAAAATTTTACACCAAACGACGCACAGAAGATTAAGAGACGACTTAAGCAATGCATAGGAACTCATGAACCCAGAGTGGCGGTATATGAGATAAAGGCAAATTGGACTGAGGATCGTAATCAATTAGATGTAAGTGTAGCATACGTTATTATGGGTTTACCACCAACTTTTGATTCCATTGACGTAGCATTTAAACCATAATGGCATTTAATCAGGTCAACGCCTTAGAATTTAATCAAATCAAGGCACAAATTAAAGATTACCTAAGGGCACAGGAACAATTCTCGGATTATGACTTCGAGGGATCGTCCATGACTGTCCTTTTAGACGTTTTAGCATACAATACTTACTATACAAGTGTAAATGCTAACCTTGCAGTGAACGAAGGGTTCCTTGAAACTGCTGTTTTAAGAGAAAACGTTGTAAAACTTGCTAGAATGATTGGATACACTCCAAAATCAGCAAGATCTGCTCAGACAGTAGTCGATATTTCAGTTCAGACTGTAGTTCCATACCCAAAAACAGTTACAATCAACAAAGGATTGGTTTTAAACTTCACAGGATTGGATAATAACAACTTTGTATTCTCATTAGGGACTGATACTACTCAATCAGTAGACAGTACAAGTGGAATTGCCACCTTTACTGGTGTACAATTGTTTGAGGGAGTGTTTCTTACCGATACTTTTGTAAAAGATATCAACCAAAGACAGAGATTTATACTAACCAATGCAAATGCAGACACAACTTCTATGAGAGTAGAGGTTACTTCTGGTACTATTACAGAAAGATACCTTCAAGCAACTGATATTACAAAGATAGATTCAACTTCTAAGGTATTCTTCCTAGAAGAATCTGAGTATGAGATACCCGAAATATTATTTGGTGACGGAAAGGTAGGAAAGGATCTAGAGAATGGAGATGTAGTAAGCGTACAGTATTCTACATCTAGTGGAACTGGTGCAAATGGACTAAAAGTGTTTGAGAATATTGGTACATTTAGAGATAACCTTAATAATACAATTACAAGTGGCATCACTATTACTGCTACTACGTTCCCTGATGGAGGTTCTCAAGCAGAAACTACGGAGTCTATTAAATTTGCTGCTCCTAAATTCTATTCTGCCTTTGGTAGAGCAGTTTCCACACGAGATTATGAAGCAATTATTCCTCAAATATATCCAAACGTGGGTTCCATAGCATGTTATGGCGGTGAGGAAGCAGAACCACCTGAATATGGTAAAGTATTTTTGGCAATTAAACCAAAAAATGCAGATAAATTATCTCTTTCCGAGAAAAATGTGGTTCTTAAGAGGTTGAGGGAGTATTCAGTTGCTGCAATTCAGCCTTCTATCATTGATCCGTCCATATTATACATTGATGTGGACAGTTTTGTGTACTTTAACCCGAATATAACGCGGAGAGAAGCGTCTGGAGTGAAAAATACCGTAATTAATTCATTAACTGTCTTGAATAATAGCGGAGAGTTCAATAAATTTGGCGGAAAATTCAAATTTTCTAAGCTTCAGAGTATAATTGATAGTTCAGAGACCTCAATTACGTCCAATATCACTCGTCTCAAGATGAGAAAGAACGTAACTGTCGATCTGGGTGCACGTGTGAACTACAAGATATGCTACGGTAACCGCATTAAGCAAGGAACTAGCACAAAACCTACCGTTATTAGTAGTGGATTTAAGATTGTTGGAGATGATTTCAACACTTACTACTTAAATGATGACGGAGCGAGTTCTTTGAGACTCTATTATGTCAAAGGAACTGGTGAATATGAGTATGTTGATGGTCTATGGGGTACAGTTGACTACTCCATGGGTGAGATTGTAATCAATGATTTGATTATTTCATCTACAAGTGTAGCAAATAATCAATTACAGATATCTGGAACTCCTGAATCTAATGATATCATATCTTTACGAGAAACCTACTTGACAGTAGGCATAGATAATACGACTGTAAGTGTTGTAGAAGACACTATCAGTAGTGGTTCAAATATTTCTGGTACAGGAGTGGTACCAGAGTCCAGCTATAGTTAGTAACAGATGACAAATTCTTCCTGGAAGGTTAGTTCGTGGACTACCCCGACCACAACGGTTTCTGTACCACCAGTACCGTCTGAGGTCAGTCCTGAATCTAAATCGCAAATATCCCTCAGTGTTGCGGGACAGTTTGCTTCGTTTATACAGGAAAATTATCCAACCTTCATATCGTTTGTAAAAGAATACTATAAGTCACAAGAATTAAAGGGATACTGTTTTGATGTCATTCAGAACTGGTCTGATTATTATAATATTGACAACTACGGTGGTCTAGTTGTTGAGACTACACTAATTTCAGCGTTAACAACTACCTCTTCAGCAGTTGACGTTGAATCTACTCGTGATTTTCCTAATGAAGGTCTTTTAATGGTA